GATTGCGGGGTGGTGATAATGCAATTTCTACAGAAAGTCCGGGAATGGGGGCGAAAAGTGATGGACAGGACGGCAAGCGCGACAGGGATCGCGCGGGAGTACAAAACGGTTTTTGAGCTGGGCAACGTCCCGGCGTTTGAACAGTTCTATGATTTTGGCATTTATATCTGGAAATGGATTTACAAGGGCTTTTACAAGGCTTGGCATGTGATCGACTGCCCGACCATTGCCAACCCGAAAGCGAAGCGGGAACTGTACCGCATGAACGCCGCGAAAGCCGTTTGTGCTGAGATGGCGGGGCTGGTATGGGGCGAAGAGTGCGAGATCAACGTCAGCATAGACAGGCGGGAAAGCACAGATGAGAACCCCGACCCGCTGAACTGCTTTGTGCAGAAGGTGCTTTGTGATAATTCCTTCCGGGAAAAGATGCAGGAAAGCATCGAACAGGGTTGTGCTTTGGGCGGCTCTGCGCTGAAAGTGTGGAGAGATATTCGGCACGACAGCAACGGCAACGAGGTTCCGGGAACGGACAATATCCGCATCGGCTACGCGATGGCTGACCAGTTTGTGCCTATCTCATGGGATAACGCACAGGTACATGAAGGGGTGTTCATCTCCCGTGTGGCGAAAAAGGGCTGGTATTACACCCGGCTTGAATGGCATACGTGGGACGGGATGACGTACACGGTGCGGAACGAGCTTTACCGGAGCGCGATGCAGAAGGGAGCGAACGGGGATAGTCAGGATATTTTAGGCATCCGGGTTCCGCTGGCGGAAATGTACCCGTATTTGGATGAAGAAACCATCATCCCGGTTGGCGAAAGCCTGTTTAGTTACTGGCGGACACCGATCGCGAATAACCTTGACGATAATTCCCCGTTGGGTATGAGCCTTTACGGCAACGCTCTCGAAACCCTTCACGCGCTGGACATCTGCTATGATTCCTTTGTGCGTGAGTTCCGCTTGGGCAAGAAGAAGATCATTGTCCCGGCCCGTGCGGTGCGGATGGTGGTTGACCCTCAGACGGGTGCAACTTGCAGATATTTTGACGCGAACGATGAAGCCTATGAAGCCATCGCCTCCGATGACCCGAATGATTTGAAGATTCAGGACAATTCGGTTGAACTGCGGGTAGAGGAACACATTTCCGCTATCAATGCGTTCTTATCCGTTCTTTGCCTGCAGATCGGTTTCAGCGCGAACACGTTCAGCTTTGACCAGCACAGCGGGATTAAAACCGCCACAGAGGTTGTCAGCGAGAACAGCAAAACCTATAAGACCATCAAAACGATTCAGAACCAGTTGCGGCCCGCTATTGAGCATCTTGTCAGGAACATTATTGATGTGGCGATCCTGTACGGCATGGAATACGAAGGGCAGAGCATAGAAAGCCTTGCTTCCGGCGGCTATAACGTGAACATCGTTTTTGATGATGGCGTTACGCAGGATCGGCAGACGAACATCAACGAAGGTGTGATGCTGGTCGGGGCTGGGCTTCTTTCCAAGTATACCTTCATGACGGATAAGAAGTACGGGCAAGGGCTGACCCCGGAACAGGCGGAAGAAGAACTGAACAGGATCAGGAAAGAAGGAACGGGCAATTCTGTAGACGTGACCAAGCTATTCGGCGGGATGGAGTGATAAACGGTGCTGAAACCCGCTTTCATTGCGAACATGTCCGAAGCTATGGCTGATGTTTACGGGGCCGTTACTGATCGAATCCTGATCAACCTTGCAAAATACTTTCCCTTCCTCAAGGCCGGAGCAGAAATGCCCGGTTCTTTTGATTATCAGGCCCGGATGTTAGCGCAGATGGGGCAGATCAATAAAGAAACGGTTGATATTATCATGTCGGGCCTTGAGGGCGCGGATCAGGCACTCCGTCAGGCGTTGGAAGCATCCATCATTCACGCATTGGAGCAGGAAGAGCCAAAACTGAGAAAAGCCGCCGAAAAAGGCATCCTGCAACCGTCAACCGTGCCGGAGGTTTCCACCGGTCAGATGCAAGCGTTCAAGGCGTATTACAGGCAGAGCGCGGACAAGCTGAACCTTGTGAATACCGTGATGCTGGAAAGCACACAGGCGGCATATACGGCAACGGTGAGCGATATTGCCAACAAGATAGCGAGAACGCAAAGCATATTGAACACCGGGGCCGGGGAGGTCGTGACAGGCGTTACTGCTTACAATCAGGCCGTCCGGGAATCTGTAAAAAAGATGGTGCAGAACGGCATCACGGGATTTATCGACCACGGCGGGCATCATTGGAGCCCTGAGGCTTATGCGGCTATGGACATCCGCACAACCATGCACAATACGGCAAGGGCCGCAACGTGGGAAAGAAACGAATCTTACGGCAACGACCTGTATCAGGTAAGTTGGCACAACGGAGCAAGGCCGCTTTGTTATCCTTGGCAAGGCAAGGTTATTTCCCGCTCCGATATGGCGCGAGAGGTTGAGGATTTGGACGGGAACACGGTTCACGTATACGCCCAGTCTGAAACCAGTTATGGCGAAGCGGCGGGCCTTTTTGGCGTTAATTGTGGACATTATCCTATGGTGTTTGTGCCGGGTGTTTCAACGCTTTACGATGTGCCACAGGATGAAGAAGAAAACAAAAAGGATTATGAGGAATCCCAACAGCAAAGAGCCTTGGAGCGGAAACTGCGCTATGAAAAGCGTGACTTAGAGGTTTTGAAAGCACAGGGAGCCGATGAAGAAACGCTGAAAACCCAACGGGCAAAGGTAAAACAGGCCAGCCGGGACATTGACGATTTCTGCGAGGAAACCGGAAGAACCCGCCGGAGGGATCGGGAAGGAACGCCGATCAATGCCAAGTTTCCGCCGAAGAAAAGCTATGATCCGAAACTTTTCCAGACAGAGGAACGGGATAAGATGCGTGATTGGTACAAGAACGGCGGCATGGATGATACTTGATCCCGAATTAGTGCGTGTTTTTGAGGAAGCAAAAAAATATGGAAAGTGAAGATATTATCATTTTCGATCCTCTTGGAGAATTGCTAAAAATTGCTGAAGAAATCAAAAAAGAAAAGGAAAGGGAGGAACAGCAATGAACTGCACACATCCGGTTTTATATGCCAAATTAGACGGTCTGTATTGCCACATATGCGGGGCTAAATTACGCGCAGATGAATTGGTTGATAAACAGGAAGGGCAGGAAGAAAAGCCCGTAGAAACGCAAAAAACAGGACGTAAACGCAAAGCGAAAAGCACAGTTGATTAAAGCATCCTTCTGGGTGCTTTTTTCATATCCATCTCGTCCGGCGGGACGTTAAACACGCATCGGCCTATCACTCTAACAGGCCGCAAAAAGGAGGAGTATGGCAAACATTTTCACTCGCAAGGCGTTGTCTGACATCATGGCAAACGATGGGCTGACACCGGAACAGCGGACGGAACAGGTGATGAGCCTGTATGGTCGGGCGTTGGATGATGGCTATATCAGCAAGTCAGCGGCTCAGACGGCGCAGGAAACCGCGCTGAACAATGCAAAGGCCGAATGGGAAAAGGGCTTGGAGAAACCAAACGTCAAGGAATCTGAGGAATACAAGGCACTGCAAGGCCAGTTTGATGCATATAAGACGATGCAGAACGCCCGTACTTCTGAGGATTTCAAGGAAGTCAAGCCCAAATTTTTCGAAACGGTTTACGGCATGGTTCAGCGGGGAGACGGGGCCAAACCCGTCAAAGATCAGTTGGCGGAGATCAAAGGAAATTACGAAGAATATTTCACGTCTCAGCCAACGCCGAAACCCACTTTCGGTGCGCCCACAGCGGGCAGTATGCCCACGGGTGACGAAGGGGCAACGGCACAATTCCTCAAGGCTTGGGGACTTAGCCCCAAGAAATAATTGAAAGGAGTAAAACACAATGCCTTTTGTACAGACCAATGTGAACTATGCGGCTGAGTATAGCCGCGCCGTTGCTAACGCTTATCCTTACTATTCCTATTTTGCCCCGATTTGGGCTTCCGAAAACAGCAACCTTTATAAACCCGGCATGGGCAAGACCATGTATATTCCGTCTTTCACGGTGAAGGGCGCTTCCGCTGTTGATAGGGACAACCTGAACGGCGTTTTTGCCCGCAACTGGAACAACAGCCTTCAGCCTGTCACGCTGGACATGGATCGTGAATGGTCTACCCTGATCGATCCTATGGACATCGTAGAAACTAACGATGTTGCTACCATTGCCAATATCACCAGGACTTTCAACGAACTTCAGAAGATTCCTAAAATTTGGGCAGTTGCCTGAGTAATCGGCAATTGAATTCTCCTTAACTGCTGGAAACTCAACGAGGGTTTGCATCACTCGTTGACAATCAGCAACCAAGCATGATATAATAACATTATCCTAAGATGGAAGAAGGGATGATGTTATGTCATGGAAACCCGTAAACGGTTATGAAGGGCTTTATGAGGTATCAGACAGCGGAGAGATTCGCAGTTGTGACAGATACATAAAGACCGACATACGCCATGTAAAAAGCCGCTTGATAAAAGGCAAAATACTTTTTCAAAACCTAAAATCAAACGGGTATAAAACCGTTGATTTAAGCAAGGAAGGAAAAGTAAAAACGACTTCAGTTCACAGGATAGTTGCTGAAGCATTTCTGCCAAACCCTGACGGGTTGCGGTTCGTGAACCACAAGGACAGCAATAGAACAAACAACGCTGTCAGCAATCTTGAGTTGGTTACATCAAGCGAAAATAGAAAACATGGCATGGTAAAAGGCTTTGTAACGTTCAAAGCACGAAAAATCCTTTGCAAAGAAACAGGGATGGTTTTTGAAAGACCAATGTGTGCTGCTGAATGGGTAAAAGAAAATTACCCGGACAGAATAAACGGAACCATGAGAATAGCTTCACAAAACATCGGAACTGCTTGCAGAGGAAGAACGCCAAAGGCTTACGGGTTTACATGGATATATCATGAAGGCTCAACGACTATCCCGGAAGGGAGTAGGGCCAAGCGGCCCGAAATGGGAGACCCCTCACAAGAGGGTGAAGATATAGTCTGATCTCTATGGTGACATAGAGCAGGGCAAAGCATCCGAAAGGGTGCTTTTTTAATGCCCGGATGCGGCGTAGCGAACCGCATTGAACATAAATGGAAATGGATGCTTATCTCGCGGCTACACTGTATGCCGCCGTTACCCCGGACACCACGGCGCTGACCGCCGCCAATATCCTGACCACTTGGGACGGCTACCTTGAGGCCATGACCAACGCCCGTGTGAACCGCGACAGGCTGACCGCTTACATGACCCCCGGCACTTACAAACTGCTGAAGGAAGCCGCTGGCCTCACCCGGTTTGTGGACAC